CGGGGGTGACGCGATTCCCACGGGCCTTCATGCCCAGAACGAAAGAGCCCGTAGACCCTCCGCTATAGCGCACCATTGCCTCACATGGGACGCCGTCCGAGTCTTGGAATTCATGCAACAGAGACGCGGTGAATCCGAGGCCCCAGGATACTTCGCCGATCACTACCGGACCCAGCAACTGGTTCGACCACGCGCCATCACCACGCAGAAACTGCCCTGTGGTGCCGGACGGGAGAGCAGGCTGGTACTGCGGGTGTGGATTGGGTGCAGCGACGTGAGCAGAGACAGCGGCAGATGCCCGCGCATCGGCACGCGCATCCGTGAAATAGAGGTTGTCGCCCTCGGCAAGATCCGACGTGGTCGCCACACTAGTGCCTGCCACGCGCCCGTAGTCGTCGCGCAGGGTCTTCTGCAACGTGCCGCCGCCGGCGTCGGGCAGCTCGGCCAAGCCAATGCTCGGGTTTCCAGCGACGCCATCGCCGTCAGCAACATCGATGCCCTCGCCCGCTTCTATCTGCCGCTGGAACCATTCGCCGTCCGGGCCGCGCGTGGTGAAGCCGGTGGCCAGCAGCTTGGCTAGCTTCTGGATGTTCGCTGGGATCTCGCGGATCAGCTTCCAGACGGTTGCTGCAGGCCGAGCGGGCTCTGGCTGAGTAACCGGCGGGGTCGTCGGTGCTGGCGTGGCCGTCGCGGTCGGAACGCGGACAACGCGCCCGAGTTGGTCCTTCAGTTTGATCTTGCGAGCGGCCATCAGCGCGCAGCCTCAACGGCGCAACCTGCGGCAATCACCGCGTCTCGGTCTGCCTTCCAGCTATCCCACAGCCAGGTAATCAGCGCTGCGTCTGCGTCGGCTGCAGCAACAATTCTTGCCGCGCTGTTGAAGCGCCCTGCGGCACTGGCTTGGCCGGCATCGGCGGCAGAACCACCGGCGCCGGATCCGGCCGCAGGACAGGACCACTTCGGCTGCAGCTGCACATCGCCGCGGCGCAAAGCAGCAGCAAGATCACGTTCGGCGCGTTTCGCATCGTCGAGGGCCTTTTGGTATTTGGAATCGGATTCAGCGCGGCTTGCGGCCAGGGCATCGGATGCTGCCTTCGCTTTGGCTGCCGCGGCTGCGCTGGCATCGGCCAGGCGATGCAGGGTCGCGGCATGGGCGGCGTTGTCAGCTGCCCGCGCAGCAACCTCAGCCGTGTACTCGCCCTTCCAGTGACCAGCGCCCCAACGGTAGCCCATCGCCACCAACAGGATGGCCAGCAGGGCGATCAACACCCAGCGGATCAGGTCGGCGTACGGCCGCAGGGGATCGAGGTTGATCATGGTGCTGGCTCCAAGGGAATCACCGCGCCGACCGAGCGCATGGCGCTCTCCAGCGTCAGCACCCGCAGCCGCAGCCGGTGCGCCTCTTCCTGTGCCGCCTGACGCAGCTTGATTTCTTCATCCAGCTGAGCGGTGACGCGCGCCTGCGACTGCTCAAGCCGCTCGATGCGCTCGGTCAGGCCGCCCACCAGCGCGACGTTGGCGTCGGTCTCCGTTCGGTCCTTCTTCCGGCTGTTGATGACGCCCCAAACTTCGCGGACCGCCCACAGCGCAAACGCGCCGCCGGCAGCCCACCACGGGGCAGTGGCACTCGGATCGGAATCCATCATCAGGCCATCTCCCCGCCGGCCTGCTGGTAGACCTCCAGCAACCGGTCCAGCTTCTGCTCATGCTGGCCATACCCGGCGCCCGGCAGGCTCGCCCAGATGTTCCGCACCTTGGCGATGGCCTCGGCGATCTTGCCAGCTTGGATCAACCGCAATGCCCCGCGCTCGCGGATCTGCTGGAGCGCGATCAGGTCTTGGCTCAGCGGCGAGAAGTCGCGAAGGTTGAGCGTCTTGCGGTACGCGTCGTAGTACCGACGCAGCAGCTGGTAGCGGCCGGCGGCAGTGGACTGGATGCCAAGTTTGGGCAGGTCCACCAGCACGCGAGGGTGATCGGCGTAGCTCCGGAACAGCTGGCCACCGACGATCACGTCATAGCCGCGGTCCCGCGTGGGCTGCCGCCCGTTATCGGTGCCCTCAGCCCAGGCGATCAGGTCCAAAAATGCCCGGACGTTGCGCCCACCTGCTTGGGTCTCTGAAATCTCGGCCATCTGTCTGCATGCCCCTGTTGGATTGGGGACATGCTGAGCTGGCGCGGAGGGGGTTCAACGGGCAAAGAAAAACCCCGCCGAAGCGGGGTCTTCTATTACGCGGCCTTTGGAGCCCTCCGTTTAGGCAACTTGCGCGGCAATGGATGGGAAGGAGTAACAGCTATGCGCTGCTGCTCCAGAAGACCCTTTCGCTCGCCATAGGGAAGACGCGACCCGATCATCACAGCATTCTGGATCTCAGCATTCGAAAGCGCGTCCAGCTGCTCCGGCGTCATCTGGTCTCGATTGAGGGCTTCGAAGCCCGCCCCCACTGACCAGTTCACAAGTCTGCACTCGTTGATGTAGTGGTGCGGCTTCGTTTCCTTCCCCTCAGCCGCGCGCGCCGCTTCAAGCATTCTGCGCATGACCTTGTTGCTGCTGGCCGCTGCACTCCGCGCAGCCGCCTTCGCGCTAGCTCCTCGCACTATGCTATCGATCTGCTCGTCACACCAGATCTCGAAATCCACGTCCAGCCACCTAGCGAACCGCACCGCCAGCTTAGGATGGAGCCAAGTGCCGCCACCGCGCCCGCGCGAGGTTTTCAAATACGGGATTTTCCCGTATTTACGCTCCAGCCCCTCGATGTACCTGGCGGTTTCAGGCAGACGAAGCCACTCGCTAGGGCTCTTCCCGAAGCCAGCGGCCGCAGTGGTGGCAGAAAACCACCCCTCGCTAGTGAACTCGACTTCGCGACCCTGAAATCCCAGTTGGATGATCTGGCTCACAGACCCTCCAGTGCCGCAAAAGGGCTCCATGTAACAGCACAGCAATTCTTCTTACAGTTTGGCATTGCTCGACACCTCATTGATTTGAAGGGCATCGGGCCTGGCTGAATCGCCTGGATTTGACACTTTTTGTCTCAAATCCTTAGACTGGCGGCCGTCCGGAGGGGGAAATTCCGGGCGGCGTACGAACCAGGTTCGACGCGGTACTTGCGGTACAAAATGGGAAAACATCCGCCCCATCTAGTTGGCGCTAGGTGGGGCTTCTCTTTGGGGCTAACCCCTGAATCGCTCCCAATTGATGCAAGCGATCCTCGTATAGGTTATTGGCGTTTTTTGTGATGTCAAACAAAAAACCCTCGCTTTTCTGTTGACTTTCCGCCAGCTCTTGGTGGCCAACGGTTTCCGAATGCCGGCCGGTTTCAGCGAACCTCTTCACATAGCCCCACCCCAAGCGCCCCGCCCCATCCGGTGCTACGATCCGGCCAAAGGGGTGCTGGCTGGATCAGATCCAATTGGGGGATAAATGAATTCAGTGTTCGTGTCGACGACGCTCGGGAGCTACGCGCTTGCTGCAGCTGGGGTCTGGCTGGGCGTCTGCGTCGTGACGATGCTCGTATCCAAGACTTCGCGCACTGCCCTGGTGGAGCTACTGAAGGCCCTCCCCCTTAGCATTCTGTCGAAGGTGTAGAAGCTGCCCCATCCACAGGCACCTTCTCCGAAGCCCTGTTATCCTCCGCCCAACGGTACGGATAGCAGGGCTTTGACGTGAGAAAGGACAGGGGCGTTCTGGCTGTACTGATCGGGGGGTTGGCGCTGGCATGCGCAGCCAACCCCGTATTTGCTCAGTCGTCCAAATGGGCGGATTTCGGCGCATCTTTAGCAGGGCCCCGTGTCGAACAGGCGGCTGATCTGGTTGAGACGACCAAAACCGGATCCCAAGCATCAAGAGACTACGCCCGGTGCCTTGAGGATCGATCCGTGGAACTTGCGCGTACCGGCGTTGACGCCTACCAAGCCATCCGCGGCGCGCAAGGCGAGTGCCAGTCGGAAAGATCCGAGTTCTATTCAGCCGTTTATGAGGATCGCCGAGCATCGTCGGGGCACAAGGCGTCACTGGCATTCGCCAACCAAATGCTCAGCTACTTCGATGAGGACGTAAATGCAAAGTTGCCTCCTGTCGTCATGCGGGCCGCGCCTCTGCTTCCACGCACTCCCGCTCCGGACAGGTACGGCCAACTCGAAAAGATTAAGGCTCTTCTCGACTCAGGTACGATAACGCCTGCTGAGTTTGAGGCCGAGAAGGCAAAGATCCTTTCTTCCGACTGAGACTGGACATGGAAGTCTTCCTGCAAATCATCATTGCCCTATTCGTCATCCCGGCCGTCGGCATCCTCTACGTCAATGCCGTGCACCGCTTAGGCGCCTGGATCATCAGGCGCCTGCCTGCGCGTTATGTCCGCGTCCTCTCCAAGCGGCTCTACGCCACCCAATGGGACAAAGCCCGCCCCTATGACCGAATCGGCCTAGAGGCGGAGGACAAGCTCAACAAGCGGATCATCCGCTAGTAGCCAGCATCTGCAGCTCGCTGCCGCATTTGAGCTCTCAGCAATTCCAGCTCTTCCTGGGTGGCCACCGGCCCGACCCGCCCACCTGCAATGCTGATCGGCAGTGGATCGACGGCTTCGTTCGCTCCGGAAACCATCAAGACTCCCTGCCCGGCTCGGCCGGCGCCGGTGCGGACTGCCCCCGGAATGCCGCCAGCTGCCAGAATGTCCGCCAGCAGGCTTGGGGCCAGCTGCCGCTGCGCCAAGGCGTTGCCCAGAGTGGCGGAATTCAGCGCCCTGCCCACAATGGGCCCAGCCGCCAGAGCCGCAGCTGCCGGACCCAGCCCGCCGCTCATGCCGGCCATGCCTCCTGAGAACACGCCTGCCAACGTCCCCCCCAGCAATCCATTCTGTGGAATCGGATCCTTCAAGAGGTTTTGCCCCACGCGGGCCAAATCCCGGAATTCCTGCGTAGCGCGCGGTCCGCGCTGATTCACCGCTCCCCAGAGCTGAGCAGGCGAAATGTCGGCCGACGCGCCAGGGGCACGGGCCAGAAGCTTTTCCAGTGTCTTGAAGTTGTTGTACTGCCGGTTGGTATCGGCAAGAACCGCAGAGTCGGCGCCGGAAAGGGAATCGTCCGCTGCTCCCTCGAGGGCGTGCCGAATGCGGCTCACCTGATTGCCCACCGTGGTCCCAGGCTCCACCCCTGCAAGTGCTGCTCGAAGATCCTGGTATGCACGCCCAGGAATGGTCCCCGTTCCTCCGGCGGATGAAATTTCCTCCATTACGCGATCCAACTGCCTTCCAACCAAGGTCGCGTTCTCAGCCATCAGGTTGTTAGGGGCGTCATTGACTACGTTTGCCATTTCGGTCAGGCGTGAAGGCGAAATCGTCACGTCATTCCTGCCCCAGAGGGCATCGTAGGCCGAATTGAAGTGCTGGCGCTGATCGCCAAGCCAGGCATCATCAAGGCGGTCGGACTCCCTGCCCGCATATCGAGTGAGCGCCTGATTCCAAGCGTTCTGTTGGTTTCTGGCAGCGCCACTCGCCCCACTGAAGGGCAAGAATTTCGCCATGCTTGCCCCGAATCTGGCTGGCATGGAATCGGAAACCTGGCTCAAATGTAGAGGGATACCCTCACGAAGCGCCGTTTCCAGATCAGCTCGCATCACCCTGTCCACCGGCTCACGCGCCAGCGTGCCCAGGGCGCCGCGAACTCCGCCCACCAGCCCGCGACCAGCGGCCCCGCCCGCTGCACCGTAGAGAGCGTTGTCCAGCCTGCTTTGTCCAGTGCGCACATCGCCCAGTGCGCCATATGCCGCACCTTCTGCCGCTGCGGTCCCGGCCTGGACTGCAGTTCTGGCCATCGTGCCGGCCTGGCCAAGTCGCCCGAGCGCAGCCGCTTCAGGACCGCCAAGCGGAAGAGTCGCCAGATATGGCAGGACGCGACCAATGAACCCAGAGACCCCGTGGATTCCATCCTGGAAGGGCGCATCGGCGTCGACACTTGCCTGAAGGCTGCGTCCCCATTCCGAGTCGTCCGGCGCAAGTAACTGCCCGATGCCGCGGCCCAGCCTCGTCATCTCCGCGCCAGCGGCAATGAACGGCTTCTGGTACCACGCGGCGTTGTCGTATGCCTCGCGAGCGCCCTGAGCCATGTAATCGACTGGCGCCGCAGCCGGCGCCGGAAACTGCTTCTGGATGACAGCCTCGATCTCATCATCGGGCATGCCGTCCGGGAACTCAGCGATGCTGCCGTCGGGCAGCTCAATCTCGATCGGCATTACTCGATCCTCCCGGTAGCCGGGTTGTACCGGCGACGTGTGCCGGGAGCTGGTGCCGGGGCTCCACCGGGAGGTGGAGTTGCGCCAGAGAACACATCGCCGGCGGCGGGCATCGAAGACCGCAACAACGATTCAACCAAATTGGACTGCACGCCGATCGGCTGCCGGAAATTGGGCACCGTTACGCGCGCGCCCTCCACGTCCGAATTGGTGATGGGACCGGTTGGGTCGTTGATCATCGCCTGGCCACGCGCCGCACCCTCGCTGTAAGGCGACGAGTCCTGATTTGCCCATTCGGACAGAAGCGGAATGTTGCCCAGAATCCTGCCCTGGAAAAAGCGCTCCCCCTTCCTCCGCATCAGGTCGGCAACAGCCTGCGGTCCGGTCAAGCCGCGCTCCGGGTCGCCCTCTGCGAGCAGGCGGTTCACCTCGGATCGCGCCGTTCCAGTTTGGGCCGCCACCTGATTGAGGACCATCTCTCGCTGGATGGAGGTGCCTGCGATCTGCCGGCCGTTCATGCCGCCGCCTGCAGCTGTACCGGCGCCGACCGCGCCCGTTGCCGGCTTCCCGCTAGGATTCCAGCGGCCGGCACGCTCCAGCGCAAACTGCTCTTTCGCCAAGTTCAAGCGTTCGCGCGTAGCGTTGGCAGTGGCATAGCTGCTGGCGGCGCTGGCGTGGGACGCGGCTGCCGATGCATCGCTCTGGCGAATATCCGCCCTGCCCTGCTCCGTGGTGCTGATGCCGCCGCCACCTTCCAGGAACACATTGCCCAGCAGGTTCTGGCCCTCAATCTTGGCCAGCTGCTGCGGCCCATTCGCAATGCCCATCAGCGCCGCGTTGGCACCACCCCAATCGCCAGCTAAGGCGCGGGACGCGGCATCACCGCGGAACCCCTGCTCCTGAACGTCGCCGGTGTAGCCAGACAACTGGCGAGGATCAATGCCGGCGGCAAACAGGGTGGCCAGGTCGGCAGGTGCATCCAGCTTGGTCAAAGCCCCCGGCAGGTTCGCCCGCGCATCGGCTTCGGATTTCTTGATTCGAGCCTGGGCAATCAAACCCTCCAGCTGCGCCGCCCTGGTCTGCCCGCGTTGATATGCAGCCTCAGTATTCAAGCCACCGCCGAGCACACGCCCGAGTTCATCCCAGCCAGCCATTACGCGCTCCTCCACAAGGACGGATCACTGAACCAACTGCCCGCGTTGTTGCCGAAGTTCTGCGTGCTGCCGGCAGCTGCGCCAGACATGCCCCCAGTGCCAGCTGTACGCCCCACCATACCCTGCGCCGCGCCGCCCATCAGCTGGGCAGCCACACCCGCCCACGGATTGGCACGAACGTTGCGCAGGCGCAGTTGGGCCAGGTAGTCGTCACCTGCCGCCTTGCGCCCGATCAGCCCCAGCTCGCTCCGCAGGCGGTCACTGGATTGCGCCTCCTGCTGCCGCTGCTGCGCCGGTGCATCAATGCGAGCCATCAGATTGGCAGTCTTCGCGGCGTAGTCGCCAACGCCAAGGGCTGCATCGTTTGCCGCCTGCTGATAGGCGCCGCTGACTGCACCCACCTGCCCCAGGCCACGCGTGGCGCCAGCCTGTGCCGCACGGACCTGGTCCAAGTACTGCGCGGCCGCGCTACCCCTGCTGTCTTCACTGGTGGAGGCGGCTGCGTTGCGCAACGTGTCGGACACCGCGCGGTCGGCCTCGGCTTGGCGAGCAGAATTCTGCTGAATCTGCCCGGCCAGAATGTTGTCCTGACGTTTTGCGACCTTCCGCTGCTCGGTGTAGTTGATGCCGGCGCCCAGCGCAGACATCGCCAACGGGATCCAAATTGCCTCAGCGCCCATTACCGACCTCCCTGGCCGAACCCGGCCGTGTAGAGCAAGTTGTAGATATCGCGATTGCCTCGCCGCTCGGCCGCATTGTTCCTGCTGGTCTCGTAGATCTTCGACAGGCCGCCGAACACATCGCCCAAGGCGTCCGAAGTCAGGCTCGCATTGGCTCCGGCAAGGTTGGCGCGCAAGCTCTCCGCAGCACGCGCCCCGCCGGTGGTGGTGTCCGCGCCAGACTGCGCCAAGCTGATCAGATTCATCCGGCTTTGCTCGTCAGCGCTGCGCAGATCGTTTGCTGCTCCTTGGGCAAGTCGGTCAGCAGACAGCACCCCGCGCTGGAAGTCCTCGCCCAGCTGGCGATTGGCATCAACTGCCGCCGAGCCACCGGACAGGCCATTGCGCGCCATGGCGAACTTCAGGCTGCGGTCTGCCGTCGCCTTCTGCCGGTCCAGGTTCTGCCGGTAGAAGCTGCGGCTCGCGCCGAGGAAGTCGTTGATGTCGGCCTCGCGCTGCGGGCTGCTGTAGATCTGGTTGATCTGCTGCACCGAGCGGTTGATGTTGGACTGCCGCAGGCCTTCGGCCTGGTTCGCCTTGTTCGTCGCTTTACTGGAGCCGCCGCCGCCCATCACTCACCTCGCAGTCGAGAAAAAAAGGCGACGTCCTCGCCCCTGATGCCGTAATGGCGCCACACACCCTCGGGCTGAAACCCCAGCGACCGCTCGAACCATTCGATTGCCAGCTCCCGGCTGGTGATGGCGGACGTCTGTACCCGGTGGGTGCCCGCTTCGAAGATGCGGTCGATCAGCCAGCGCGTGGCCTTGGTCAAGGAGCGCCACTGCCCGGCCCAGCCCTCAGCCGTGCCCACCATCCATGCCTGGTAGATGCCCGCGCCGGCGGGCTGGAAGCCACCGGCAGCCGCCGGGGTGTTGTCGTCATTGAGGACGGTCACCGCATAGCGCCCGCTTTGGTTGGCGGCATCGATAAACCAGCGCACCGCGGCGTCTTCGTCGAACGCCTCGAGCCCGCTGAGCGCAATGAACTGCGCGCGCTCGTCCTCGCGCATGCGCTGCACCAGGTACATCAGGTGCTGGGGCCTGCAGGGGATCACATTCGAGGGAAGGCGGGCTGTTGTCATGCCGATATGCTCGGCCAGCCCGCTTTCGGTTCAACGGGGAATCAGGCCATCGGCCGACTGTCCTGCAGGTATAGCTGGATTGCGTTCCACTGCCATCGCTCGGAGCCGTCATAGCGCAGCTCGACGGCCAGCGATGGTGCTGCCAGTGGCATCGGGATGACCATGCCGGGCACCGTGTCCGCCGGCACCACGAACCCGGGGGTGAACAGGCCGCCATTGGTCTGGTCGATGCCGAAGGACACCGACACCGCGCCGGTACCGACGATATCGAAGCCGTATAGCAGCTTCGTCACCCCAGGCTGCCCGAAATCCAGCCAAGGCCAACGGATCAGGCCCGGGAACGGCAGCACGTCACGCACCGGCAACTCGCCACCCATGTCCGCGAGGATCTCATCGCCGAGCACGGAATCGTCAACCCGATGAACGAGGTCTCCTGATCGCAGGTAGAGGGCGTCCCCGGCGATAGCCCAATCCTCAACAGCAAATGGGAAGACGTAGCGGGACCATGCCCCGACCTGGCCGATGCGGGTCATCGTGTAGACAAAGACCTCGGTGCGGTCGGGCTCATGCTGGGGGAACATCAGCCAATACTGACCCGCCGCCGGGAAGTAGAGGCCCAGCGGGGGAATGGCCCCCAACATGGCTGCCTGCACCAGCGGATCGATGGGCATGCCCACGTCCCCGGCCTGGAAGTTGGTGCTGCTGGCGGCGATGCCGACAGTGCGCACGCCCTGGGAGGCCAGGAAGAACAGGTCATTCGACACAGCGGCCATCGCGTGGTGCTGGGTGCTGCCCATCGGCAAGGCATCCAGCAGCGCCATGCTGGCCGGGTCTTCATCGACCTGCCAGAGCTGAAACGCCTCCGCGTTGAACGGGATCAGGTTGCCGCGGTACAGGCCCATGGCCGCAACCGGGTTTGATCCGTAGTTCTGGAGGCCGGTCGGCAGGTAACCGGCATCGTCGGTCGTGCTCCAATCCAGCGGGTTCACCGTGGCGCTGTAGCTAACGATGTCGTCGTCGGCGCAGAACACCTTTGATGCGACGATGGCCACGATCTTGGTGTTCGGGCACTTGGGATCCTCCACGCGTCTGGAGATCGTTCGCAAGGTGGCGGTGCCGTCCTTTACCAGTCCGCCGATGTCCTCCACCCACTCCGGCTCTATGTCGCCGGCAACATACAGCGGCTCGGCCTTCCATTCGACGCGGGTGGCGGAGATTGCCTCCCAGGTGACCTCGTTGTCGACCACGGTCTGACCAAGGAGCGGCGGCCACGCCGGCTCGTTCGAGTCCGAGAATCCCGACTCAGCCTGGACCGCCTTGTACGCCAGATCCGCAGGCAGTCCGGAGAACGCACCCTCCACCCACAGATTGCCACCCCAGATGGAATGGTTGTGGTCCGCCACCGACCACAGCGCGATGCCCGTTCTGCAGTAGCTGGCTCCTGCCGGTGCAGTGGAAACGCAGGTGGACCGGTGCACTGCTCCCCCGCTGCCATCATCGACCGGGTTGCCCTTGTCCACGCGAAGCAGCGTATCGCCCGCGCCGAACCAGTGAACCTCAACCCAGCCTCGCGTTGCGCCAGCAATCGACGCCCCCTGTTCGATCAGGCATGCGGCGGTGATCTTCTTGCCGACAGGCACAACCAGCTGCGTATCGTTGAGGGCAAGGCCCTCGGCCACATTGCCCGGCAGCTCCACACACGTGCGCCAGCCGCCCTTCGATACGTGCCCCGAGTAGAAGGCGCCGCCCGAGAAGTCCCAGCCGTTGGCGCCATCGGTGAACTCGCCATTGACCACCACCGCCGACGTCGGCGCAGGCATTGTGATCGGAACAACAATGTCGCCAGGCTGGTAGAGCGTCCCGGGCTGCCAAGTGGGATATGCCATTACTGTGCCTCCGTGCTACTGGTGTTCTTGCTGCCGCTGCCATACCGATCCGAGACCGAGGGCGGCACTGCGGGAGGTGTGAGGGCATCGTCCCCGCCAACCGCATACTGATTCCGGCCGCTGACATCCTCGATCACCGTCTCACCTGGATTCGTTGGCCACACCGGCTCAGTGGTCCCCGAACGCGGGCTGCTGCCGACAACATCGCTGACCACGTACCGATAGCCGTTGTCCGAAGTCGGCACCACGATATCGCCCACCTCGCGGGCCACGTTCGGCGCCCACGGTGCATAGCCGGCACGGTCGGACTCCACGCGATACACCAGGCCGTTATCAGTTGTGGGTCGAACCAGCGTGCCCGGCAGATAGATTCGACCCGCTACCCAGGGCTCCCCCTTCTCCAGCCAGTAGTGCCTCACCTCACCATCTTCGAACTCGGCCACTACGTAGAGATAGCCAAGGAACGGCAGCGCGAAATGGATCTCCTTCAACGGCGTCAGCGGCGCGGTCGGATGCCGGATGACCTCAATCTCCACTCCGGGGTCGCTCGAAGGCGTCACGTTGTGGGAAAAAGCCACCCACACGTTGTGGAACCACACCAAACCCTTCGTGCCAGGTGGCAGCTCGACATCGATCCGTGTCCCAGGCCTGCATGCAATAGTGCGTGCCGCCGTCACGTAGCCATTGAGCAGGTCGTAGACCGAGTCCGCCGATGCGCCGCCCTTGTCCCGCAAACGGGTGATGCCCGCCTTTACTGCAGTGAGTGCCTGGGTTCGCATGCTCAATCCTCCTTCAGCAGCGGACGCACGGCCGGCGGCTGCACGCAGCTTCCGGGGATGTACCGGCGCGTCTGGTGCGAGCCGGCAACACGGCTTCGCACGTAAGCGGTGGCCTGGCTGGCGTAGTTGGTAGCATCGGCTTGGCCGTAATGCGCCTTGGCGTTGGCCAGCGCCTGCAGGAACACGGCTTCGGGGTCGACCGTGAGCACGTCGTCATCTGCCTCCAGCGTGGTCGGGCCGAAATCCCCCTTGATGCGCAGCTGCCAGGCGTCGTCCGTGGGCGCCGGCCACACCTCGATGCACTGCCGGATCTCGTAGTGCGAGGGAATGCCCGTAGCGGCCGAGCCATACAGGACCGGGTTGATGCCACAGACCAGCGGACGCCAGCTCGAATCCCCTTGCGAGATCCCGACCCATTCGAGCTTGTCCGGGTTCAGGATGCGCGGGCAGTCATCCCGGTTGCCGTCGATATCGTAGAACCGCTGCCCGGCCACCATGTCCCATGTGAACATGCGGCGCAGGCGCATCACCGAGTAGCGCTGGTACATCAGCTCATGCGTGCTGCGGATGAAATCGTCCAGCAGCTCCGGCATGCCCGGCGGCAGCACCCCCATGCTGACCTGTACCGAGAACCCGAGCCGGCGCGCGAGACGGTTGCGCATCTGCTGCAGCGTGACCGTCGGCTGGCCGTCGTCGCAAGCACAGTTGTACTGCGAGGACGGACCGCCGTCCTGCCAGACGTAGACCCAGCAGTTGTAGTTTGGCGGCAGCTGCCCCGCCCCGCCGTAGGCGAACGCAGGCTCGTAGGTCAGGCTGGATACCTCGACAACCGAATCACGCGGCTCGCCCAACGTGTTCTCAATGACCACCTCGCCAGCAGAATCCGAGTACGGGAGATCAATCTCGCCGGCCGAGAATCCCCCTCCAATAACTGTCTCCGCGGGCGCTGGCACAGCGTCTGCCGTTACACCGATGGCGATCCGGCACGAACGACTGAAATCAAGCGACCAGGACTCCATGCGAGCGTACTGGCCGTCGGGGAAATAGAGGCTGCCGTTGTACGTTGTGACGGCATGCGACGGGTTGTATGGATTTCCCGACGCCTGCAGCGTTGCCACAACCTCGGACTGCTCACCAAGAAGAACCCAACCCATACGAACCTCCAAATAGGAAAAAGGCCGGCCGGAGTCACCCCCGACCGGCCGCCGTCACCGCCGCCAGCGGGTCGGGTTACTGCTTGCGGGACTCGCTCTCGTCATCGATCGCGGCCAGCAGATCTTCGCGGGCCTGCCCTTCGGTCTCCGCCGCTTCGATGGCAACCAAGTCCGCATCGGTCAGGTCCTTCAGCTTCTCGGTGATCGAGGCCACATCACCGGTCAGCAGCTCGGTGAAGTTGGTCGCCACCGGTGCGTCCTTGCCGGCCTTGGCCGCAGCCTCGGCAGCCTTCTTCTCGGCCTTCTTCTCGGCCGCAGTCTTGGCCGGTGCAGTCGCCGGTGCAGACTTGCCGGCCTTCGGCTGGCGGTTGCCGATGAACTTCTCCAGGTCACGCTCGCGGTTGAAGTAGCGGGCGCGCGCCGCGTCGGAATCCGCATTGCCGCCGTACTTCTTGACTAGGCCGGCGAAGGCGATGCCGACATCGAAGTCGTCCACCTGCACTTCTTCGGTCGACAACTCGGTCACCAGCTCCTCGCCGTAGATCTCTTCGAGGATGGATTGCTCATATTCCGGGACGGTGGTCGGCAACTTGGTGCTGGCATCACGGTCGATCAGGAGCGTGACGAAAATCAGGGAGATGGACTTGGCCATTACTGCACGCCCTCCAGGGTGATGGGGCCGGTTGCAGCCGCGCCCAGCTTGACGAACTTCGGCAGGTCGGCGATCTCGACTACCGGGCCCTGCGTGGCGGTGGCGCTCAGCAGCGTCACCCAGCCGGCGTCACCGGTGGCCGGGGTTGCGCCACTGGCCAGGCCGGGATGGCCCTGCAGCAGCACGCCGGTGGTGACCGAGGCGTTGCCGCCCAGGTGGGCGAGGCCTTCGCGCCCTTCCCCGCCCAGCAGTGGGGTCTTATTCAGGGCGACGATGTTCGTGCCCTGTACGGTGATGGTGTTCGGCATTTCTTTCTCCTGGCCGGCGAGGCATCCCCGCCGGCACGTTGGGGGTGATCAGGCGATGCTGAAAACCGCGTTCGAGTTGCGCTTACGGCAGGTCAGGCCGTAATCGGCGGTCAGGCCGAAGTAGTACGTGTAGCGGTCGTACACGCGCGGCGGGGTGCGGCGGATCATCCAGCGGCCCTTCACCGGACGCAGGCGCAGGGCCTTGCTGTTGAGGAAGTAGCCGCGCTTCTTCCACGGGTAGGTGATGGCACCAAGCTCCTCGTCCAGCGCGTCGAAGGTCGGATCCCACACCACCGGCACGCCCTTGAAGGCCAGCGCCTTGGTGCTGGGGTCAACGGTGACGCCACCGGTGGAGGTGCCACCCATGTTGATCTGGCGACCGATTACTTTCAGCGCATCGGCCAGCAGCGCGTCGTACATATCCGAGCCGACCGGAATGTAGTTGGGCGCACCCATCTTTCCGTAGGTGATGGTCTGGCGCCACAACTTCTCCAGCTGCGATACGAGGTTGCCGGCAGTCGCGGTGCTGATGCCCATCAGGGCCCAATTGCGCCACCAAGGTGCGTTGGCAGCGTCCAGGCCACCGATAACGCCCACTGCCGGGGTGGTGCTGACCAGCGCGTCCAGGCCCGGCACCGCCTTGGGGTTGGCCGAGCCGTCCAAGTGGATCTCGCGGTCCCAGTTCTCCTGGAAGCCATCCTTCAGCGTGGTCCAGCCTTCCTGCAGCTTGTCCACGATCTGGATCTTCTCGGCGTCGGTCATCTGCGCCGACTTGTCGTCGGTCAGGATGATGCCGTTGTTGGCCGGCTCGGTTTCGTTGAGGCTGAAGCCGTCGTGCGCCTCGTAGTGCTGGTACGGGGCCAGGCGCACGGTGTCCTTCCGGTTGTAAGACACCTGGTCGTCGCCGGAGAAGTTCTGGTAGTTGCTGTCGTTGGTGAAGCGCACCTTCTCGTTGAAGATGCCGTTACCGAAGACGGTATCGACCTTGTTGTCGATCAGCCACTTGGCCGTAGGGCGCTCGCTGGTGAACTGGTCGATGGGGTCATCAGTCGCATAGGACTGCATTTGGTAGTTGGCGCCGCTGGCCAACTGTGCGGGAGTCAAAGGCATATCGCACCTCGGAGGGAAAGAGGAAGCCCGTGCGGGCGTGGTCTCTCGCGTTCCGAGGGCGCGACTCTCGTTTCAGCGCTACCGGCGGCGAACCCGGCTTACGTCACTCGCGATGCCGGCGTTGGCCGGCTGGATCGCAATATGCGCCAGCCGGTATGCCAGTCAACGGGGTTATGCGGCGTTCGTGTTGAGGCCGGGATTGTCGGGGCGCGGGGTGCCGGCGACATCCGCGCGCGCATCGGCTTCGCTCAACGCCGGCAGGCCCGGCTTGCAGCGCTCGTCCCTGTCGAGCTTTTCACGCAGCTGGAACCCGAGAATCTGCCGCACCTTGGCGAGGGCGTCTGCTCGTGCGAAGTGGCGTCCGAGGGCCACGTCAGCCTCGCTGGTGTGCAGGTGCACAGCCTGCCCGGTGACGATGAAACCATTGCGCAGGCGGACGATGCAGAACGTGAAACGTGCGAAGTCCGGATCAATCTCCGGTTGCACGTCCGTCCCTTGATGCGAACCCGCCACGCCATCCCGCGCGGTGAAGTACTCGATGTCGAATACCTGGGCCTCGACCTCATCGGTCGTCACGCCCAAGCTGCAGCGGACTGCCTTCTGCTCGCTCATTTCCTGCTCCAGTCGTTGAGCGCCCGCCAGATGGCGAGCGCGAGGGGATGGCGGCGCATCAGCGGCCTGCAGCCTTGGCAGCGGCAACACCGAAGTCGAAGGCGGTCTCCTTCGTCGGGGCCTTGCTCAGATCCACGCCAGTGGCGCGCGCGGGGTTGTTGGGTGCTGCTGCAGGCTGGCGCTGCACAGTTGCAGCCACCGGTGCCGGCGCGGCCTGATAGGCCTTATGGATAGCGGCGGCCCACTGCTGCGGCGGCAGCGTTTCTTGGATCACCGCAACCATCGGCTGGATGGCCTTGAACTTGGCCTCGAACTGCGGGTCCGCAGCGCGCAGCTGCTGGCCGAGTGCGCCGACCTGCTGCAGCGCGTCCTGATGGGCCTGCTGAGCCATGCCCTGATGCTCAGCCTGCTGCCGCTGGCGCTGCTGGCTGTCCTGCTGCAGCGCGGTGGCGCGGCGGGTACGAATCAGTTCCTCCGCAGCTGCGCGCGTCATGTCGCCGTCGGCCACCTGCTTGGCCAGCTCGGCATGCTCGGCCAGC